GTATCCTTCGTCGACTAACCATGATAATAAATTAAAATCGTCGCCAAGTGTATGATATTCTTCATGTGCAGGCTTAGGAAATCCATATCGCCCTCCGTTTGGTGGATCAATCATTGTTATCTTAAACATGGCTATTCTCCTTTTTCATATTTTTTTCTTGCATCTAAAAATGCAGGAAGATAATCATGAGTATTAACTTTAAAGACCTGAGGTTCTGCATCATCTACTGTAATAATGATAACGCCTTGTTTAATAGGAATTTCAGTTCTTTCATAGAAAGCCGCAGCATAGAATGCCGCTTGGATAAAATAGTTTGTAATCCATTCTTTCTTCTTTGTTCGACGAGATGTCTTAAAATCTACAATAGATAGTTGACCATCAAACTCAGCAATACAGTCAACTTGCCCTGCCGTCTTTAATAGATCACTATATAAAAATTCTTCTTGAAACCAAATGTTATTTAATCTTTCATCTATAATACCTTTAATATGATTAAAAGCAAATAGATTATGAGGCATTACATTGTTTTTCCATTCGGGAACATTATCAATATAATCTTCTGCTAATTTGTGTACAGCAGTTCCTCTAGTAGCAGCACGCCGAGATATTTTATTGGCTTCTTCTTCACCAACCCTCTTTCTCCATGCTAAGAGGCCATCTTTATTTAAGGCGCCTAAAACCGTTGTAATAGAAGGATAGGCTTTACCTTCAGGTGTAAAGTATTTACGACCAGCTTCAGTGGTCTTTCTTTCTATTTTAGGTAGAATTATACCGTGATCAACATGATTAAACAATGTGTTCCTCTCGGTCATTTTCCCAGATGCTTATACAATTATAAAGACCTGAGGCTAAAATTTTATCATATTCTAGCATTTCTTCCCATTGTTCAATAACTTCATCAAGTTGTTCACGTGATAATTCTTCAGGACCTTCTACACCAAAGTGATTTTGGATTAACTCTAAGGCCCATTCGGTTACCTGGTTCTCAATCCAATCGGACATCTTATGTGCTTTATGTATTTTAAATTTATTCATCAATACAACTTTCAATTCTAAAGAGATTACCAGGACGATTTTTTCCTCGACTATACTCTTTTTTATAACCCAATTTTACCATTTTTTTACCAAAAGGTTTTAGTAAATTATTACGATAGATATTTGACACAGCGTGAAATACAAAATCATCAAATTCATTATTATCTGTTTCTAAGCCTAAATCAATAATTATACTTCCGCTTGTTCCAATCCAACCCTCTGATGTATTCTTAAGTTTATCAATTACAAGAGTTTCTGTCATTTTTTTGATATCATTTACCATCTATTAAGGTACTCCACTTTTTAAGTTTTTCTTTTTTAGCAGAGCTTCTAGCATAGATATGTTTCCAATCTAATACATTATGCTCACACATTAAATCAATCATGCAATAAACATCGCCAACTTCTTCAAGAAGTTTATTTCTTTGATCATCTTCTATTTCCGAAAACTGTTCATATTTACGGATAATTTTACTACATCTCTGAGTAAGTTCCCCACATTCTTCTGCAGTAATAACCATTAACTGTTGAAGTTTATTAATTGGATTATTTTTCATAATAAAACTCCTTTACTCAACGCCCCTAGTAATTTTTTATTTCCTAGCATCTCCACGTTTTCACGACACTGATATTTCACAGGCGAATTATTCTCGCGAGATGTTGCTTTCAAGCCCGGTTCTCTCTGCACGGACGTTGAGTAAAAGAGTCTAAAGACTCTTATTTTGTTAACATTCTCATACATGTGAAAATAGAATTTTCATTTAAACAATCTGTCCATATATGAATAAAATACCAAGCGGCTAAAACTAACACTAAAATTAGTATTAGCACTTTAATCCCACTCGTTATCATACCTTGTTGTTTCATACAAAGTTTCTCCATAATAAGTTTTAGCATACTTAGCTTGATCGGTATATTGATTTATATTTTCACCATCTTTTACGTTTAGTGCTGCAAGAGGATCTTTACGTTTCTTGCGTGCTTGTAACATTGCAGACCGAGCTTTTTTGGCTTTCTCTTTAATTTCATACATTTTAATCTGACGAGCACGTTCAGCTTTCTTTTCTGCTTTACGACGCTCTGCGATTTCTTTGATAAGAGCAAGACGGTCATTCTGTGTTTTAGCAATAGTCATTTTATATTCTTTCCGATTCTTTTTACATTACTAACATAGCATATTTTTAACAGCTTGTAAACCCCTAAAATGCATTTAATAATATCTGCTAACATCGTTAATAGAATAGGGATTGCTGTGTCCAAAAAACTTTACTATTATAAAATCAGCATAGTCTGGAAATCCGCCAGATTTGCACCAAGCATTGAAGTCTTCTTCCATCATTTCTTCAAGGCTACTGAGTACCGGCACGGCGTTTATCCGCCGTACCTCTTCTGCGATAAATTCTTTATCTTTCTCATCCATTAAACAAGTCCTTGTTCTTTGGCAGCAGCCATTACGATTGGAGTGAATTTTTCCTCAACAAGTTCTTCGACTTGATCCCAATTGCCGGGCCAGTATCCTTGACTACCATAGTATGTTGGTAGTGCAAGATCAGATTTAGTCAAACCGTTAAGTGCAAAGCGACACTGACGAGCACGATTACATAAACCATTATTGAAGATGTCATAGACAACATTTTGTGCTTTACGAAACTTTTCAAGAGCAGGGTTGTTTTTCTTATCTTCAACTTCACCTTGAAGTGGAAAGCTGTCAAGATTTGTAAGCTTTGCCGCAAGCTCTTTTGTTACTTTAGTGCAACCCCATTCAGCATTATTTGGATTCCAGCTCATGATTATACTAACTCCATTTCAATTTGACGTTCCATGAATGCTTCAGCTTCTGCTTTGCGTTCAACCCACTTATTAACGATTTCTTCAAAACCGGGGCTATCTGTGCCAAAGACTTCGATTGACTCAAGGTCTTCTACAATTTCAAAAAGATCATTCATTTTAGTTCCTTCCGATTCTCTTTATACTACTAATATAATATATTTTAAATGAAATGTAAACCCCTAAAATGCATTTTATGTAAAAAAAAAGAGGTCACCGAAGTGACCCCTAATATTATTTTCTTATATCATCATACTCATCTTGTATAACATACTCAACCGTTTTCCCCTGTATTCGCCTATCTTTTTCAACAGATTTAATCTTATTGTCTCTATTAATTGATAGTTTTTTATTGCGATCTTTCTTTTTATTCTTAGGGTCAAACCTACTAAATTTGGCCATCTTAGTCCTCTAATAGTTTTCCAAATGTTGCTGGACCAGCTACACCATCGGCTGTTAAACCGTTAGATGCTTGCCACTCTTTTAATGCTCTTTCAGTCCCTGGACCGAATACTCCATCAGCTCCGATACCAAGTGCTTCTTGCATGATCTTAACGCCTTCTCCACGAGAACCCTTACGCAATACACCAATATCATCAATGATTTCTTCAATATCATCGTCTTCGTCATCTGCTACCATTTCGGCAGACATGCCTAAAACTTCCATGGCATTTGTATATCGTTCTTGTCTATCTTCAAGCCCGATTTTACCACCATTAATTTTCTTGGTCATTTTAACTACATTATCAGTATCGGCAATATCGTTTAGATTATTAGCATCCCAGAACCAACATGCTGACTCAACAGCACCCTTTTCTGTTGCTACATATTCAGCTGCTTCTTCTGCAGACATATCTACAGATTTACCAAATCGTGTATAGTTTTCACGACCAGTAAGCTGTTTTAGCCCACGACCTCTAAATAGCCAACCATCACCTTCTTCTGTATTGCCCATTTTATATTTACGGAACTCGTCCATATAAACATAATTAGCAATCATCTCTGGTTGACGATGATATTCATCTGCATCTCTCTTAGGTGCATCACCAAAGTAACGACCAAAAACAGCACGTAATGCTTTTGCAGAATAGTTTAAGTTTTCTTCAAGTCGTTTAAAGTTACCGCTTTCATGAGCACATTGACTCAAAAAATGGGCAACTCTTCGCTCAGTGGTGATACCATATCTTGGTAGAATATCACATAAAGCTTCATACCAATCTCCTACTTTGTTATTACCCGGAATAATTTTAGCAAGATGGTCTTCGGTGAAGTCAAAATCAAATGACATTTTCTCCATAGCCTCCTATAGTGTTTTCTATTTCTGTTGCAAAATTTTCGTAAGTTCCAATCACTCTCTCATACCAAATTATTTGTGGCACAGTTTTTGCTCCTGGGAATTTTTCTACAAATTCTTCAAGATATTCAAGTTGTGACACATTTCTATATTCATAATCTAACTTATAATCAATACATAGTTTCTTTGCTTTTTCACAATAAATGCAATTACTTTTCCCATATATGATTACCATAGGGTTTATTCCTCTTTCCATATCGTCCAAGCTCCATATGCAATTGCTAAACCAGCAGCAATCTTTGCAAGAGGAGCTAAGAATAAGACAAGAAGACCTAGACCAATAAGAGCAATGCCATTCCAGCTTGTTCTTTCAGCCAATCTATTTTTAATCCAGTTTGTCATTTTTTTCTTTCTCCATTAATTTTTTCCATTCTATTTCAAATTCTTCTTCATAATCATACAATGGTGCACCATTGCAACCATCTAACCATAACCTTTTAAAATATCCATTTTGAGAAGAAAGAACAGTTTCCTCAGTAGTATTTAAATGGCCTTTTACCATATACCATAACTTCCAAGCTTCCTTATTCTCATGTTTAGGCATATTTAGCTCATATTCAACATTTCTTTAGTCATTATATAATCTCTGACAAGATCTGATCTTACAATATCTTCCCAACCAAAGTTAACAACTCTAAAGAATCTCATCTGTTCTACAATACTTATAAACTTTATAATCCCATCTTTATCATCATTATATTTAAAATCAGACTGTAAATAATCTCCACAAAAAATAATTTTACAATCATTTCCCACACGAGTAATTACAGAATCAAGTTCGTGAAAGTTTAAGTTTTGCATTTCATCTACTACTATAATAGTCTGATCAAACGTAGCACCACGAATATATGAAGTTGTTTCAAATGTCAATTTATTTGCAGTAGTTAATTTACCATACGCACCTTTATATCCAAATATCTCATCACAAATATTTCTATATGGCACTTTATATGGATCTTCTTTTTCTTCCTTTGTTCCAGGCAAATGACCAGCATCTCGAGTAGGAACCATTGACCTCATAATCATAATTTTTCGATACAAGTGTGGCTTGTCTAACATCTCTTTAAAAGCATTATATAAAGCAATAAATGTTTTACCAGTTCCTGCACTACCAGTTAGTATTAAATTATATCCTTTATCCCAAGATTCAAATGCTTTCTTTTGATTATCAGTAATAGGTTCAATTTTTTCAAGTTCATCAAGTGAAACAGTTAACGAATTATTCTTTTTCATTTTCTAATAGTATTACCCTTAGCTGATCCTTTTTTTACTCTACTTAAAACATCTTTAAATCCATCAGGCACTTTACTATGTAAATTACCAATTCCAGATACTATTTTAGGTGCTGTTATAACTTGAGTAAGATTCTTGTCATCTTCTAACTGTTTCTGTAGATCAGACCAAGTACAAAATACTTCAAAGTGTTCTTCCGTTTCTTTATTTTTTAGAACGTAAGTTGGCATAATTTTTCCACCATTCCCAATTTTCTTCAACATTATATCTATACATTAGACACCATCTTTTTGATAGATCAGACCATCTGTGTATTTGCTTATTACCCTTTACCGATTCCATTAGTCTTAAATGCATATCTTTACCCCAAGATATTTCTTCAATGCATTTTAAATTATGCTGCAACATTATATTTAAACCACTCCGGAATATCTCTCTTTGACCAAACCATTTTAAATCGGTCTTGCTTTGTTTGATAATATTCTTGGTATGAACGAACAGGTTCGTCTTTATGAATACACTGTGGTTCATGTTGCATAGCAAGAGCAAAGGGAGTAAGCCCTTTATGATAATTTAAGTTTTTAGGTGGAATAGATAAGATTTCTTCAAGCTTAGTTTGAGTGCTATGTACTTTATTATAACGATATTGGTATTCAATACATAGAGCACAGAAATGTTCATAATGCCACGCATAGTTTGCTATTGACTGCATAGTCCATACTGTGCACGGGTGAGCATGATGAACAGCTTTATACAAAGTGTTCTCCATATGAGTGTCTGGATGGACCCAGTAGTTTATCATTCTCTTACCAGATTTTGATGGACGCTTCTCTACATAACCATCTAACATTCTATGGGCAGTAGATAGCATCTGAGCAGATTCAACTATCATTTTAACAACGTGTTTATCACATTGCAGTTGAGCTGATTTGATAGGATCACTATCAAGTACAAAAATATTCATTGGTAACTCCAAATAAGATTATATAACTATAATACTATATTTTTAGGGATTTGTAAACAGTTAAGTTTACAATTTTTTAATATTATGCAGCCACCTCCATGACTAACGATATGTGATTGTCTAAAAACTTTTTCTTTGCTTCAATTTTCTTTACAAGTTCTGTTTCACCTTCTTCAAGTAATATTCCTGCAAAGTTATCTAGTTCTTCTGAATCTTTGCGTAATCTCTGTAATTGGTGTTCGGACATTATTATCTCCTTTAGAAAAGTAAAAGCTGACCACCCCTTTTGAGGGTAATCAGCTACAAAGTTTTTAGTTTTATTATTATGCATTATCAACCTTTTTGTATTAAACCTGGGTAAGCCTCCTGTACTACTGCTTTAGTTATACCTTTAATAGATTTTTTACTAACCATGTTTATTACAATCTTTGCATCTAATGGGTGAATTGATTCGAGTAACCTAATGTAAATATTTTCACGTTTAGCTTTTAATACGCCTCTAGAATCTGGTGTGTCAACAAGATACCTAAACTGAGTATTTTGTCTAGTAAGATTAGAGGGTGTGCTTTCTTCTTTATTGGGTGTATATGGGGGTGCCCCTTCAGGAATTAACCATTGGACAGAATCATCATATGTTCCTCTAAGAATATCTTTTAGGGCCCAAGATTCATTGTTCTTTAAGCATTCAATTTTTTCAGCCTTTGATCTTTTCTTTCCGGCTTCTTCAAGTACTTCATAAATTAATTTTGCCATTCTAAATAAACTCCTGTACATTCTCTAGCAATAATTTACATCTTTTTTGAACAAGAAAGGGAAAAACTTTACCTTTGTTTTTATATTGATCTTGCTCTATAAAAGTATTTATAATTTCTTGTTTTATACTTTCAGGACATTCTGAACTTTCTGTTAAATCAATCATTTTTTTATTGCGTAAATAATTTCTATAAACGTCATCACCTAAAGCTTTGGGGTCTTCAAGTAAAGCTTCTTTCTTTTTCTTTGAAAGAACATTCTGGCGGCGACCTTCAACTAAACATTTATCATCAGATAGAACATTAGGAACGCCATCGCCGCCATCACCCTTTAAAATGTGTTCTGCAAGAAATAATCTAGGGTTAGGCTCATCTACAAATTTCTTTGTAATATTAGAATACTGTCTTACGTTATTATATTTCTGAAGTTGTTTAAAATCTTTATCTGCTGATACAATCATGACTTCCTCATGATTACCAAATTCTTGTGTCCACTTTACAAGTTCGGCAATAGTATCATCGGCTTCACAGCCCCACTGGTGAATAACCTTGTAGGGAAAGTTATCTCTTAGCTCGTCACGAACCATACCAATAATGCGGAAGGCTTCTTCCCAATTAATCTTAGACTCTTCACGATTTTTAGAACGGTTGCCTTTATATTCGGGATATACGTCTTTACGCCAGTTACCGCCACCATCCGCAACAATAACTAT